TTTTATTTCCCGCCATTGGAGTGCATGATGACTTGCCAGATGCTTTGTCATATATTGACCAGTTAGCCGTGACTTCTTACTTTGAAGATGTTGAAGAAGATGAGTGGGAGCCAGTTGACATAATTAGTGGGGTTTAAATGGCAACAGACAAAGAAGTGAAGATCGAAAACGAAGGTGGTTACGATGAGCCTACACAGGCTGACAAAGACTTGACTGCCTTTGTTGTTGACCATTGTGATCGTTGGCGTGATTACAGAAATACCAACTTCCTTCCCGATTGGCTAGAGTACGAGCGCATCTTCCGTGGTGAATGGGCAGTAGAAGACAAGACCCGTGAATCAGAGCGTAGCCGCATTGTTACCCCTGCCACCCAACAAGCAGTTGAGACTCGCCATGCTGAGATCATGGAAGCAATCTTTGGTCAAGGCGACTTCTTTGACATTGAAGACAACATCCAAGATGTAAATGGCAACCCAATAGATGTAGAGATGATTAAGCGTCAACTCACAGAAGACTTCAAGAAAGACAAAATCCGCAAAGCCATTGATCATATTGAACTGATGGCTGAAATCTATGGCACAGGCATAGGTGAAGTTGTGGTGATGACTGAGACAGAGTATGTTCCTTCAACTCAGCCAATCCCTAATCAGATGGGGCAAGCGGCTATTGGAGTGTTAGAGAGAGAAAGGATTGCGGTCAAGATTTCTCCTGTAAATCCAAAGAACTTTCTGTTCGATCCCAACGGAACTAGCGTAAGCGACTGTATGGGTGTGGCGATTGAGAAATATGTCTCTATCCACAAGATTGTCCAAGGCATTGAGGCTGGTATCTATCGCAAGGTAAACATTACCACTTCTGGTGACGATTCTGACCTTGAGCCTACCCAAGAAGTAAGCCAATACCAAGATGAGAAAGTCTTGTTGTTGACCTACTATGGCTTAGTGCCACGGGAATACCTAGAAAATCTTGAAGAGAACAAAGAGATTGTTGACCTTTTCCCAGATAACTCTGAGGCAGAGGAATATGCTGACTTGGTAGAAGCGATTGTTGTGATTGCCAATGATGGACAACTGCTAAAGGCTGAAGCCAATCCCTACATGATGAAGGATCGTCCCGTCTTGACCTATCAAGATGACACAGTTCCTAATCGTTTGTTGGGCAGAGGCACAGTAGAAAAAGCGTTCAATATGCAAAAGGCTATTGACGCACAGACTCGTAGCCACCTAGATTCCCTTGCGCTGACCACCAGCCCCATGATTGCTATGGACGCTACTCGTTTGCCAAGAGGAATGAAGTTTGAAGTAAAGCCAGGCAAGGCAATCCTTACCAATGGCGCACCTTCAGAGATTCTTTACCCCTTCAAGTTCGGTCAAACTGACCCCAACAACTTGGCTACGGCTAAAGACTTTGAGCGTATGTTGTTACAAGCAACGGGAACTCTTGATTCCCAAGGCATGATTAGCAATGTGGCTCGTGATGGTGGTCAAGGCGGTATGTCTATGGCTGTCGCTTCTATTATTAAGAAGTACAAGCGCACTTTGGTGAACTTTCAAGAGGATTTCTTAATCCCGTTCATCAAGAAGGCGGCTTTCAGGTTCATGCAGTTTGACCCAGAGCGTTACCCTTCTGTTGACATGAACTTCATACCTACGGCAACCTTGGGGATTATTGCCCGTGAGTACGAACAACAGCAGTTTATTGGCTTGTTGCAGACGCTTGGCCCCAATACTCCTGTCTTGCCTGTGATCTTGAAGGGCATCTTGGCTAATTCAAGCCTATCTAACAGGATGGAATTGATTGCTATGTTGGAGAAAATGGGTCAACCTGATCCACAAGCGCAACAAATGCAACAAGTGCAACAACAATTGGCATTGCAAGCGGCTCAAGCACAGATTGCGGTCAACACTACTCAGGCAGAACAGAATCGGGCAGAGGCTACCAAGTTGACAGTCGAGGCTCAGTTAATGCCACAAGAAGTACAAGCCAAGATGAGTGCATCTTTGACCAAGAATCTACCCAATGAGGCTGATGCTAATCAGAGGGAGTTTGATAAAAGAGTCAAAATTGCTGATTTGATGCTCAAAGAGGCTGACATCAAGAATAAGAGCAAGATTGTTGAGTTACAGATGGCAGATAAACTAAATTCTCAGTCAAAAGTCAAGCAAGACTTCCTTACCAAACTCACAGATGGTCTAAAGCAAAATGGCTAACATCAAAGAACTGATTGAAAGCATTGAATCGACTGATTCATCTTTTGATGACAAGTTAGAAGCCATCACCAAGATGGAAGAGACTCTTGTGGCTATGCGCCAGCAAGAAGAAGAAGCCATAAATGACAATGTTGAGTTGATTGTTGAAGCCATTAAGGTAATGGAGAACAAGGTCAGCGCACAACTAGAAATTGCCAAGTCTATTGTTCCTGAAAAGGGTGACAAGGGAGACAAGGGCGACAAGGGTGCAGATGGTAGGCAAGGCATAGATGGCAAGAATGGGCGAGATGGAATAGACGGAAAAGACGGAAAAGACGGAAAAGATGGTATTTCTGTCTCCAATGCTCAGATTGACTTTGATGGTTCTTTGGTTATTACCTTGTCTACTGGTCAAGAGATCAATGTGGGTGAGGTGGTTGCTCCTGACTTGGCAGAGAAGATCAAAGTTATCAGCACTATGTCCACCAATGGGGCGGTGGCTATCCTAGACGAAGGCACAAGCATCACAAGTGGTGTCAAGAAGATAAATTTTGTTGGTGCATCAGTAACTGCTACCAATTCTGGCGATGATGTAACTATCAATGTCAGTTCTGGAACAGGAACAGTTACAAGCGTAGCGGCACTTACATTAGGCACAACAGGAACTGACCTTAGTTCTACGGTTGCAAATGGCACTACAACCCCTGTCATTACGCTACAAGTGCCAACTGCGTCAGCGTCAAATCGAGGAGCGTTAAGTGCGTCTGATTGGTCAACCTTTAATTCAAAAGGGTCAGGCACAGTTACCTCTGTCGGTAGCACAGGTACAGTAAACGGCATCACACTTACAGGCACAGTTACATCAAGTGGTAATTTGACCCTTGGTGGCACATTAGCAAACGTCAGTCTTGCAACACAAGTAACGGGTAATTTGCCTGTAACTAATTTAGGTAGCGGTACATCGGCATCTGCTACAACCTTTTGGAGAGGCGATGGTTCATGGGCAACACCTAGCGGTTCTGGAACAGTCACAAGTGTCGGTGGTACAGGCACAGTTAATGGCTTGACCTTAACAGGAACTGTCACTTCCTCTGGCAACCTTACTTTAGGTGGAACGTTAGACCTATCTAGCCCTCCTATTATTGGTGGAACAATACCAGCCGCAGGGACTCACACAACGCTAAACCTTACAGGCACAACAGATCAAGTATCTAGCGTTGCGGTAAGTTCAAACCCTGCCGCCCCGTCTGCGGGTAACTTAAAGACATTTGCTAGAACTATTGCGGGTGGATATACAGCACCAGCGTTTTTAAATGCTACGCAAAACGTGGCAATGTTGCAACCAGCGTTTGCTAATAAGCGTATCGGAAATTTGTTTCCTAATAATAATAATACTCCTACTATTGTTGGTTTAAATGCTTTTACTGGTACTGCAACTACAGTAGCTACCACTACAACTTCAATGTTTACAAGGGCTAATAGGTTAATAAATGCAAGTACTGCGACTGCTGGAGCTCTTGCTAACTATTATCAAAATACTGCATCTTATACATTAGGTTCTGCAACTACTCCTGCTTATGGTGGTTTTTACTTTGTTCAAAGATTTGGGATTGCCGATACTGTTGCATCTCCAAGGTCATTTTTTGGCGTATCAAGCACAGTAGGCGCACCAACCAATGTAGAACCCTCCACTTTGACAAACAGTATTGGCGTAGGTCAAGGCGCGGCAAATACAAACCTATTTCTTTATTATGGTGGCTCTGCGGCACAAACTCCTATTGATTTAGGGACAAACTTCCCAACAGGAACATCAAATACTGATTTATATGAACTAACTTTATTTGCGCCTCCTACATCCAACAACACAGTTTATTACCAAGTTATTAGGCTTAATACTGGTGATAAAGCCTCTGGAACGCTAACAGGAACTGCGGGTACTGTTTTGCCAGCAAACACTACATATTTAGCAATTAGAAATTGGAGAACCAATAACGCTACTGCCTCTGCGGTAACTATTGCTATTGCTGGTATGTACATAGAAACGGATTACTGATGTATACAATAATTCTTGACCAAGGAACAGTTACCCGTGATGAGGATGGTAAGGTAGTTGCACCTTGCCAATCAGACCAAGACCCTGATTTTCGTGCTTATATTGATTGGGTAGAGGCAGGGAATCAACCTACTATTTTGACTGAGCGTAAAATCATAGAAGGAACACCATAAAGGAAAAATATGGCAACGACAGTAACCCTAAAACCTAATGCGATTGACCTCTCTGGCTCGACTTCAGGGACAACCACATTGCAAGCAACTGCGGTGGCTGGTACTACCACCATCACACTTCCAGCGGCAACTGACACTCTAGTTGGTAAGGCAACGACAGATACCCTGACCAACAAGACCCTAACAAGTCCTGTAATCAGCACAATCTCTAATACTGGTACTCTGACCCTACCAACATCGACAGATACCTTGGTGGGTCGGGCAACAACGGATACTCTGACAAACAAGACTTTAACTAGTCCAACCCTGACAACACCAGCACTAGGAACACCAGCAAGCGGTATTCTTACAAGTTGTACGGGTGTGAATTACGATGGATACAAGAACCGCATCATCAATGGTGGGATGGTCATAGACCAGAGAAACGCAGGGGCTAGTGTTACGATTCCATCCGCAGATATTGGGTACATAACAGACCGATGGGCGGCAATTGAACAAACTGACGGGGTTATGACGGGGCAACAAAGTAGCACAGCCCCTACTGGATTTACTAACTCTTTAAAAATAACAACTACAACCGCCGATGCGACACTTGGTGCTACTCAATTTGCTTATCTTCTACAAAGAATTGAAGGATACAACATAGCAGATTTGGGATGGGGTACAGCATCTGCTTCTGCTGTAACGCTTTCATTCTGGGTACAAAGTTCATTAACTGGAACATTTGGTGGTTCGTTTCTTAATAGCGCTTCTAATCGTGCCTACCCGTTTACATACACAATATCTGTTGCAAACACATGGGAATACAAGACAGTAACTATTGCTGGCGACACAAGTGGTACTTGGCTAACAACTAATGGCATTGGTGTAGGTGTTATTTTTGGTTTGGGCGTTGGTTCAACTTATAGCGGAACTGCTGGTGCTTGGGCGGGGAGTCTTTATTTCTCAGCAACAGGCGCAACAAGCGTAGTCGGAACAAACGCGGCAACATGGTATGTAACAGGCGTACAACTTGAAAAAGGCTCAACAGCAACGAGTTTTGATTACAGACCTTATGGTACTGAGTTGCAGTTATGTCAGAGGTACTTTGCAAAAATTTATGGCTCAGATTCTATTTATATAGCAAGTAAATATTCGGCAAGCAAACTTTATTGCACATTTACATTACCAGTTACACCAAGAGCCACTCCAAGCGTAACCATCCCGTCTGGTGCTTATTATGCGGCAGACTACAACGCCGCAAACGTAGATTCTAATCCTTCAGTTAGTTCAGTTGATACAACAGAATTTGGCTCTAATGTAAATGTAGTTTGGAACATTTCTTGGAATCCCGCAGGGTCTTACGTTTTCAGGATTGGTTCAAATAGTGCTAGTAATCTTTGGTTTTCAATGGAGTTGTAATCATGCAATACAAACTACAACTAGACAAAAATGGAACTCAAAATGGCGTTGTTCGCACAGATGAAAGCGGTCAACTATGGGCTATCCCATTTGACCCCGCTAACACCGATTACCAAGCCTATTTAAAGTGGGTTGCTGAAGGCAATACGCCAGAGCCTGCGGACGAATGATGACCCCAGAACTGCAAAAGTATTACGAAGCCCGTTTTGACTTGATGTCAAAGGAGGGGTGGAAAGACTTAATGGAGGATATTGACACAATGATTGAATCGTTGAACAATATCAGTACAATCCCTGACGAAAAGTCCTTGCATTTCAAGAAGGGCGAATTGTCAATACTCACATGGCTGAGAACCTTGAAAGAGGTCAGCGAGAGAGCATTTGAGGAATTGAATGAAAAGACTATTTGATTTTGCCTGTGAAAACGGGCATAAAACTGAAAGACTTGTTGATTATGAGACAACAGGTTTTAAGTGTGAGTGCGGAGCAACAGCCAACCGACTCATAAGCGCACCTAACTTCAAGTTAGAAGGGTGGTCTGGTTCTTTCCCATCAGAGCATGGGAAGTTCGAGAAGAAACACCTTGACAGACTGAAGTGGGAGCAAAGTAACAACTTGTAAAAAGTGCAAGTTAAATGTCCTGAGAACGATAAACACGCAGGAAAAGGAAAAATATGTTGATTGAAAATGAAGATGAGTCGCCAAGTGAGTTAGAAGTAGTTGAAGAACAACAGCAAGAAAGACTCCCTCAGAATGAGCAACTTTCGGACATTCCCAATTTCTATCGGGATAAAAGTCTAGAAGATGTTATCAAGATGCATCAAGAGGCTAACAAGTTAATTGATCGTCAAGGTAAGGAAGTAGGCGAGATTCGCAAACTAGCAGATGAACTCATAAAGCAAAACCTCAGTTCTAACAAGCAATCTATTAAAGAGGAAGCACCAGAAGTAGACTTCTTTGAGAATCCAAAAGAAGCAATTCGTCAAACTGTCGATAACCATCCAGATGTAGTTGCAGGTCGCCAAGCGGCTCACGACTTCAAACGGATGCAGATTCAGCAAAAGTTAGTGCAAGAGCATCCCGACTATGGTCAGGTTGCATCAGACCCAGACTTTGCAAATTGGGTGAAATCTTCACCTGTTCGCATAAATCTGTTTGCCAAGGCTGATGGTGAGTTTGATTACGATAGTGCAAACGAATTACTTACTACTTATAAACAGTTACGTG